AGAAAAAAGATAAGCATACTATTGATATTGGAGCTCAGACTTTAATTAGAGATGATAAAAATTCAACATTAACTAGGCAAGTTGATGGAGAAGTCTTTAGATTTGCTTTTTATGGTAATGATAGACACTTAGAAAAAGTCCATAATTCTGTATTACAAAATTATTATGCTAGAAATTTATTAGATATTAAAGATAGAGAGAACAATAGCACTAGATATTTTGCAGGATTAAAATTTGAAAAGGTATGTGAAAGAGCTAGACTCAATCCTAAACTTACAGCTAGACTTGAAGAGTATATTGGTGGATCAAAAGAAGATTTTATCTTATCTAG